GAACCTCTTGATACGCCAGCGCCTTAGACGTCAAATGCTTTCCCTCTAGGGTACTCGGCCGCTCGTATCTATACTTCCAGGGAATCACTAGATTCCTCCACCACTGACCTTTGTTTTCTAAAATCGAACGGCGAATGGTGTGGGAATTGCACCCACTGTCTTCAGTTTACAAGAACTGATGCTCTAGTCTTGAGCTATCCACTCTGTGTTCGTTTTAGAAAGGCAGGTCGTCAGCACCTGTATTAGTCTCAGTCACCGGAGCAGTATTTATACTGAGCGGATCTGCAGCAGGTTCTACATCTGCTACAACAGGACGCTCAAGAAGATCATTCTTCCAAAGCTTAATCTGAGACTGTTCCGTAGGAACTCCCATATATTCAACGAAAATACCAAGAGAGCTTACTTTCGTATAACCTTTCTTGTCGTAAACAACTTTAAGACGCAAAGCTGGACGTATATTTGCAGGGTTTGTTGTCGGTTCTAGCTGAGTTTTCACCCAGTTAATCATCTCCACAAACGAACTTCCTTCGAAGTCAGTATGGTTACCATTTACTGCATCTATAACCTGCAGAATACGACCGAATTGCTGATCATCACGTTTCTGAAGATCTTCATCCGTTTTGATCCACATATTCTTCTCGTTCTTCCACTCTGTCATAGTTGCCGTCTGACCTTCTGAGTTTTCAAAAACAATCTCAAGGAAGTCACGTCCCTGGTCTGTCTTTTTGACATTTACCTCTTTCAGTGTTACGTTCTCGTTGATGCCTACAGGCATATAGGAGCTATTAAACTCCTGGTTATTTGTTGTTGCTGTTTTTGTACTATACATAATTTTCCTTCTGACTTATAGTTCTTAATTGTGATATCCCCTACTAACCCATCCGAAAAATTCAGATGAGTTGAATTGTTTGTTCAATATAGATAAAGCATCTCCTAGCTTTTTTGCTGTCTCTTCATCTATATCTAATTTAACGCTTTTTACATGATCCATTCCTGGACCATTTACACGTATGTGTAACATTGCGCCATCGTATACCATAATTATTCTGGTTTATAAATACGATCCCAATAGGTTGTTATGCTCCCGTCTTCATTTCCCGTAGAAATGACAATATCTTTCCCCGCAAGATGTTTCGCTCTTGCCTCGATGACGGAGTCTCCATTGCCGCCTTTAAATGAGATATGAGTTTCGTTTTCCTTTCGGTAAACGTATCCGACTGCGTCTGCGAGACCGCAAACGATTCGTCCGAGTTTTCCAACAAGGTCGATTTCTCTAGCGTTAACTTCTTGTCCATCTTTATCAGTAATAGCGTCTTTAACGTGTCCCACGAGTATGAATTCATCACAAAGGTCTTTGAACATATCAATAACCTTCTTTACTGCGTCTCGTAAGTACTTATAGCCTGCACCTCTGGCGAGAGTCGTAACGTCGTCTCCCTTCCAGTTTTTACCGAGCTCTGTCTTTCGATAGAGAGTGCAAGCATAAGACATACAAATGTCTTCAAGACGTGTCGCATTGTCTATTGTAATGTGTTTATAAAAATTATGTCCTACTTCTTCATTCTTAGCTCGAATGGCTTGTGCAATTTCTCCCAGTTCATTAATTGTACGAGCTTGTACAGCAAGTGCGTCAATAAACTGAGATCCGCCTTCAAGGTCTATAATTAAATTGTTCTCTAATTGAGCAAGAGCTGATGTCTTACCAGCTTTAGGCAAGCCATAGAGAACAAGATACTTAGGATTTGTAGAAGTTGCAGGAATTGGTTTTGTAGGTAGTACTAATGCCATGATTCAATGATTCTTATTTATAAATGCTGATCTTCAGACCCGAGATATAGATCTCAGCGATCTTCTTCTTCAGCGGGGTTGTAAACTTCTTCAGGAACAGAGGATTGTTGAAATCATCAAAATAGAACAGATCAAAGCCAATCTGCACAGAATCCTCAAAGAAAATGATGGGGGTACCGTCAGACAGCTCATACGTCTTACCCAGAATATAGGGGTGATAACTGTTCTTACCGTAGTTCTTAAAGAAGTTGATAGCGTCGATATAATCGTAGCTATCCTTACTAATACCGTTATCAAGATAAATTGTCTTCTTCGTACTGCTCTTGGGATATGTATACAGATACGTATTTTTGTCCGCTATATCAGCAGCAATAAGGTCGTCAAGGACCTTAGAATAATCTGTAGTACTCCCGGTGGTTATATAACCGATATTAGCAGTTGCAAAACTATTGTTGTTGGTGTTAGAAGTCTTGGTAAAAGTATAATTTTTCATATGTCAGCCAAAAATTTTAAAAGTTAATACTTGCCGTCAGCTCAACATTCAATGATATTGTTATACATCAAGTCGTTCTCGAATTCGAGTATACATGGTTTTCCAGCATCTCTGTTTTTGAGGATGTGTATGTACACTTTGTTAACTGTAGGTAAACGATTAGGTCCGTACTCTTGTATATTCAATATCTCAGGTCTATGTATTACGAGTACATAGTCGCTGGCTTGAAATATTGCGTCTGATGACGATAAATCACTTCTCATAGGATAGTGATTGAGGTTGTTATTTATCCTTTCTGGAGCTTCGATATTTCTATTCATCTGTGTTATCTGTATAACCGAAGTTAAAGGCAATTTCTTAATTTGAATGAATACACGTTCAAGTTCAGATATTGTCTCTAATACACTGCCAACTTGTTTTGTTAACAATGCATGGTCGTAGATCACAACGAAATGTTTCTTCGTATTTTTTACATACGAGTTATAGAAATCTCTTATTATTTGCTCTACTTGCATGGGAGTTGTAGGATTGTCTACAAAGTATATAGGATACTCCTTTAGCTTATTGGATACATATATGACTTGCTTAAAAGTTTCATCATCTAGGTCCCTTTCAGAACTATACAAGGTAGAAGTCGTTTTACGAAGTTTGTTCGAAAGCGTCCTTCCAACTTGCCTAAATCCAACCATCTCAAGTGAGAAAGTAAGAACAATAATATCTTCATTAGGATTGAGATCAATCAAATCACTTTGGATTAAGTTAGCAAATGAACTTTTTCCACTTCCAGAAATGCCGGCTATGGTATAAACGGTATTTGGTTCAATACCTCCCATACACTGTTTATTCAGTTTGGTCCATCTTGTCTTAAGAGATACAATATTATGTTCTCTTCGTCCGGCTATATATGAAATTGCTTCTTGTGCAACTTCACTCATTGGCCGTACTATTTTAGATAAGTTCTGTTCCATATGAATTAACAGTATTTTGCTCGTTATCCTTCATTTCTTCTTCAGTTTCTTCCCACTGGTGATCAATTAACCACCTCCACATCGTCTTCATATAACTTATCTTTCCTTCTTTCATCTTTTTGTTGATTTCGAATTCTAGACATTTTATTATATGTTCTTTATATGCTTCACTGCTTCCAGTTGTAACATTAAAGAAGTGACGACATTTATTTACGTTTGCTCTCAGATATGATTTGGATCCATCTGGTCGCATAACGTAAACTGGGTACATATCATAAAACACATCGAAATAATCTTTCGACGGTTTTAAACCATCAAGTAGTTTACTTGTAGGTTGATATGTAATTGAATTCCCTCTCTCTATCGAGGTTATTAGTCCCTGATTGATTAGATATGATACTTCATCGTCGCTAATTAGGCTGACAATTTTGCGAACGTCTTGATATCTTGTTTGATTCTTATTCAGTATCATACTAAGGAACAACAGTTGATTTGAATTGAGGTTCTCATCTATATCGACGAGTTTTGTATTTACTTCAATAATCATCTTTTATACTCTAAGGTTAACAAGTGGTTACCAAAATAACTCTAGTTGTTTTTCAGTAAAGTCAGCAATTATCTTGTTGGCTTCGCTGATATAGTAACGATAGTTGATCTTTCGATCTTCTATCGGGCGATCATCAAACTTATTCAGGATTGTTACTCCTGACTTCGTTAGCATATTGGACCATGATTCTTTAGATTCATACTCATTCCAGTTACTAGAATCTGTAGGCTTTTCTTCTTTTGTCACCTTGAATAAATATGGTCCATCTGTGCTTGCATAGAATCTATTGATACGTTGTATAGGTTTATCGCCATGTACAACTTTAAACTTCTTATCTACTGCTTGTGACATTAAGAAATCACGGATGTCTTGGTCCTTCTCAATAAATTCTGCCACCGGCTGTTTGGTCAAGAAGTAATTTATAACAGCTTTGGGTATAACGACCGGTGCTAGTCCTTTACCCAATTTATTTTCTGTTATAAACATCCCTTTTTCTTCTATCAGTTCAGGGTTTTTAGATTGTGAATAACCCTTTTCGACACCAAAGTAGTCATTTATAGCGTACTGATAAAACGCTTCATACTCGTTGCTTTCAAATATCAAGCTGGTTATGTTTTCAAGCTCTTTTATGGATTCCTGAATTTTTTCCATTGAGGCCCGCTTTCCAACATAAACAACACCATCTGTATTTACCTGCACAATCCTACAGTTAAATTCCAGCAGACGATCTACCAACATGAGCAGTATCAATTGCCCATTTATTCGTATTTTGAACACGTTGAGTGGATCGTACATCCAGCTTACCTCCTGCTGCATCTTGCCCGTTGGAGAATTAAGGACGATCTTTAAGAACTTATCCTTAAGTATTTGTTTAGTATGTTTTGCTTCTAATCGCTCAGCTTTTATACCTGCGAATATATCACAAAAGATTTTTCCCAAGTGACGAGGCCCCCATTGATAGTTTATCAACAATGAAGGATACATAGATGCTACATCGCTGTGACCTATGAACTCGTCATCTTTTGGCCGGATAATCTCAGGTGTGTTAATAGAGTGGATGCCTCCCACACCTATTGAGTAAACGGTATTCGAGATAACAAACTTATTCTCGTAGCCTTTTCGCTCCTTGGAATATACTACTTGTTTTTTCATATCTTCCAAGACACTTTGTAACTTTGGATTTTTATATTTTATAAATGGCAGAATAACATCCTTCAACGGTATATAATCCATTGGAGAACGCATTTCCTTTATTACACTTTTTGGAATACCTGTCTTCTTAGAGTATTCTTCTAACAAGAAGGTCTCTGCCATCTTAACACTATCCATAGATAGACAGTCTATGCCGTGCTCTTTTTCAATAAACAATCTTAAATCTATGTCTTTTTTAAGACGATTTAATAATTCTGTAGTAGACTCAACATCGTTTATGTTATATGCAATCATTTCGTCAATTTTATCTACTGGTAAAGGCTGATCAAAATCACCTTCATACTCATAGACGTTCTTATAGTGCATTGTAACTTGCATAGTTTTCAAACCCACTCTAAGTTTCTGACTAAATTGCATTGTGAGTAAATCCATCGATTGAAAGTAATGTGCATACTTCCATCGTTTAATTTTCTCACGACTTCCATCCTCATCTTTCACTATTGTGTTAGATAGATTAAACAGAGATTGACAAATCTTCCAATATGATAGATTTATCAACGTATTTTTATAGTCAATTATATAATTTATGATTACATCATCATAATGATGATTGTTGTAACCACAGAAAAGTTTTGCATAATCTTCGTTCATAAAACAAAAGAAATTTACCAGCTCTTCTATTTGATTTTTTCTTTCCGATATTTCAAATTTATATAGTCGACCCGTCTCTGTATCTTTACAGCAACAGTGAAAACAATTTGGAAATATTTCTACGTCATAAACGTAGACTACTCGATTTCGTATCCACATGACTCATAGGTTCTTTAGTTAATACTATTTGTACGCACCGTGGGATCCAACCACTCTCCGTTTCGCGGACGAAGAACCATGCTAGCGTCATTAGACTCTGGTAGTGCGCAGGACCACACACAGTTACGTACTATGTAGAGGCTTTACTGTGCATTATGCGGCTTTAGGCAAGATTAATCTTCCCTTCTTCCGCTTGTGGTCCTTAAGG